TTCACTTCTGCCTTCTTCCCCACAACCCGATGGTTGCTGGGGACTCGGATTACGAACCCTCGATGGCGAAGGTCCACCGGATGCCGTCCGGTGCGCGGTAGAACTCGGCAGCCTGCTCGCAGGCTTCCGAGATGGCGAGGATGCGGACGCCGCCGGAGTCGTCCACGTTGAAGTCCCAGCGGTCTGCGTCGCAGCCGTGCTCGTGCATCACGAGCACGGCGATGTTGCCCATCGCTCCGACGATGGGGTCGTCCTCGTACACGGGGCCACCCGTGAGCGAGGCGACGAGGGCGAGGAGGAATGCGATTGCGGCCATGTCGGCCTCCTAGTGGGGATGGTGCGAAGTTGCACCGTGTGTGCCCCGACCAGCGGTCGGGGCACAAGGCGGTGGAACTAGCGGGTGGCGCGGGCTGCCTGCACGACCTTGTCGAGCAGGAGCCACGCGGCTTCCGGGGTGCGGAAGTTGTTGCCACCGGGCTGGGTGTTGCAGTGCTGGCAGTCGGGGTCCGATGCCGCGTGCATCAGGATCGCGACGGCCCCGTTCGGGGTCGCATTGGCGATCCCGAACGGGTAGTTCTGGGTGGCGAGGCACGCTGCATCGCAGCGGTCCTCGGCCGTGGACAGGTAGCCCGGGATGGGCTTGGTCACGAGTTGACTCCTTCGTGCATGTCCCGAACGTCGGGATCGGTGGTGCAGCCGTAGCAATGGCTGCCGTGGTAGAGCATCTCGACGTACTCGGCGAGGATGCGTGCGTGGCACGGGACTTCCGTGCCGCGCTGCTGCTGCTTTGCTGTGCACCAGCAGAGCAGCGTCTTGCCGTGGAACGACCGCAGCCGGTCGGCCCACGGCGCGTCGTTGAGCAGCCGCCCAGCGACGTAGTCGCTGAACGCTGCAGGCCAGCCGCGAGGGTCGTCGCGGAAGGCCCACGGCTTCCCGTACTGGCCGAGGCCAGTCGGGATGCCCTTCGCGTTGCTCGCGGGACCGATCATCCCGACGTACACGACGCTGTCGGGCCACGTCGTCCAGTTCCCGAAGAACTGGACGCTCGACACCTGTGTGTGATCCATGTGGTCTCCTTGGTTGACCTGAAGTTCTTGGGGGAGTGCAGAGGACCCTTCTTTCAAGAAGGGTCCTTTGCCTCGCTGGCTAGACGGCCTTGATGGGCCGCAACTTCCCGTCTAGCGGGAAGAGGTTGAAGGTGGGGCGGAGGCACGTGAGTGCGTACCGGAGGCAGTTGGCTGTGCCGCCTGCCCGCTTGCCCGTCCAGACGGCGAACACGTAGTCCGCGTCGTCCACCATCGCCATGTTCCGGTCCTGATACGCGCGCACGTCGTACGTGAGCGAGAGGTGGCGGACATCGGTGGCCTTGTTGCACTGCGCGATGAGGCTCGCGCGCTGCTGCTGCGACCACGGCTTGGTCATGACGGCGATCTGGAACGGGAGGACGACCTCGAACGGGATCGCGTGAGCGATGGCGTACTCCGCCGCCCACTGGTCGATCCCGAGCGCGCCGCCGACGATGAACCGCACGTCGCGGCGCTTGCCCATGCCGAGGGCGTCCAGCGCAGCCGCGAACTGCTGGTAGGTGCAGGTCCCGAGGTCCTGCGGACGGTGTCCCGTCCATGCGATAGCGATCATGCGTTGCGACCCTTTCCGTACTTGTCGATGGCTGTCTGATGGGCGGCCTTCATGGCGCGCTCACAGGCTTCACAGAGGGAGTAGCGGGCGAGCACGCGGCCGCAGCCGCCGTGACACCCTTCACGGATGGAGTTCTTCGCGCCCGTGCTCATGCCGGGGCCTGCACGCCGCGTGCGTCGCTCGTGGCGACTTCGGCGCGGTCGGGGTTGATGCGGCGGCTGTTGCTGCGACCACCGCAGTCGAAGCAGATGCCCTCGTCCACCCACGTGAACACCGTGTAGCCGGTGTCCTCGCAGCGCGGGCACTCGTACTCGGACGCGATGGCCTTGGCCTGCTTGTAGCCGTCGGGCGGGGGGATCATGGCGTCGTCGCCAGCCGCGTGCGCGTGGGCGTTGATGAGATCGACCTCGTTGATCTTCATGGTCCCGCTGGGGCCCGAGGCGTAGAGGGCCGCACGGCGGGTGATGTAGTCCGCGTAGTCCTCGTTGTAGAGGCGCGCGTTGTTGGCGTAGGCGGCGTCGAGGTCGGCTGCGAACTTCTCGCACTCACCGCACACGTCGCCCTCGAACTGGATGCACTCGTTGTACGAGCGGTGCTCGGCGTGCATCTCGTAGAGCCCGTCGATGCTGATGTAGGTCGTCATTGCGTGTTGCTCCTGTCGTTGACTGAGAGTTCCTTGGAGGTGCAGGAACCTTCCTTTCAAGGAAGGTTCTTGCCCCGAGCGCGTAGCGAGGGTCAGTGGGCGACCTCGCACCCGTTGTACGAGCCACGGCACGTCCACTGCGGGAAGAACTTGTTGATCTCGCGGACGCTGCCGATGCTGTGGCCGTCGTGGTGGCCCTTGGACTGATTGCACTGGACGCCGAGGAAGACCTCGCGGCAGCGCATGGTGCCGGTGAGGCCGTCGTAGTTCTTCACGCGGGGCGTGAAGGTGATGCCGGGGACCGAGGTGGCGACGGGAAGTGCGGCCACTTCCTCGGCCAGAGCCTCGGCGTAGGTGAAGGTGGACGGGGCCTCGGGCGCGAACGGGACGGCTTCTGCCTTGCCCGTGGCAACGAGGACGATGGAGCGGAGGCGGTTGATCACGATGGTCTCCTTGACCAAGTGGTGTGCGTGCGTAGTCGCGCGCATGGTGTGTGCCCGCGTGCGGGCACAAGGCGATGGGGATGACTACTTGCCGCTGGCGTCCCCGTCCTGCGCGATGGCGCAGGGGGAGCAGCGGAACGGGACGATGTCCTTGGCGTCGGCGTCGAGGGCGCGGGCGAGGACTGCGTCCTCATCGGAGCAGATGGGGCAGAACATGAGGACGGGGCGCGGGTCGGTGGGGATGTCCCACGGGGCGTCGGTGTACGCGAGCATTGCTACGTGTCTCTCTTCCTTCGTGTGTGCGTTCGAGTGAGCGCATCGTGTGTGCCTCCGCAGAGGCACAAGGCGATGGGGTCAGCGAGCGGTGATCAGGTTCGCGGCGTCGATGGCGAACGCGATGGTGTCGTAGTCGCAGGGGACGGCCTTCATCACGAGGGCGTAGTTCTGGTTGAAGGCGCGAGCGGCCATCATCTCGACGGCCAGATCGGCAAGGGCGTGGGCTGTGGGGAGGGGGATGGCGTTGTCGCGCGCAGCGGCGGCGTAGACCTCGTTGTAGACGGTGGACAGAGCGGCCTGAGTCGTGGTCATGACGTGTATCTCCGATACGGGTGAGTGGGCGTGCGACATGCACACCTCTTCGGGACGCAATTCCCGATAGGGATAGGGGCTGAGTACCCTCATACCTCTCATCCAAGAGGACGAACTAAACTGGGGCTCAGCCCTTGAAGCCCTAACACACGCATCACCGGGCGAAGCCTTGACAGCCCCGCCTGCGGGCGGGAGGAGTCCAGAGGACAGCGCAATGTCCTCTGGTACTGGAGGTCTGGAACCCGTAAGAGGTTCCAGCAGGGGGGTGCAGGGGGCTCTCCCCCGCTACCCGGGAGGGGGGACGGCGGTGGGAGGATTACGCGTAGTGGTGTGTGTGTGGTGGTTACCGTGCAGGTGCTGAAAGAAGCCCCCGAAACGATCTGGAAACAGCGGGATGGGCGGTTTCGTGAGGTCTGGAGGGCTGAAAGCACCCAGTAGTTGGCTAGGTAACACTCTATGTACGTGTGCTACACCACCGACCATTAGTGGTAGCTACACGGATGTGTACAAGTGATCCATCCGAGAAGCCGTATAGCCATATTCGTGCTCACGCATGCTCTCTACTACGTCTCTCTACCCCTAAAGAGAGAAGAAAGTAGAGAGATCGTGTAGATAGATAGCCCACCTGTCCCGTAATTCAGATACGGGCAATGGTCGCTGCGTATGTGCCTTCTCCCGCTCTGCACACTTCTTGATAACGAAGCCCGTAGGTCTCATATTCGACTGAGCACGAGTGGTCGCTGCCGACGCTCAAGGCTGGGTGTAGATGAAACACGGAGGCCAAGACCCGGTTATCTACACGATTAGTGCCGACTTCGACATCTCCTACACACTCTAAAGTGGTATCATGCTCTCCAAGGGGTCATTTACCGGCTGGAGGGCTGAAATGGGTCGAGCAAGGCGTCCGTACAACGGTTCTGAGACCGTCGCGTACACCGGGCAGGGGCGTGATCGCTTTTGGCAGAGCGAGATGGACGTGCCGGTGGGCACAAGGCAGCGCATTCGCTGGAAGAACGCCCGGAACTGGGCATATCGGGCCAACAACGGGGTCTACGACCCCCTGACCTACCTGCAGGTGCTCGACACGGTGCTCTCGATCGATCCGCAGATCGAATTGCGCTCCAAGGTGCTCGCCAAGTTCCTCAACGACAACAAGATCATGTTCTATTGGGACGCGATCACCGTTGGACGCATCCTGACCGACCTCGCGGAGTCGTTCGAGGAGGTCATGGGCAAGAAGATGGGCCTGCTGGAGCGCGGGACCGACTATCGGGGCAACTTCTTCCTGCTCCACGTCAATGCGGACACGATCAAGGTCGCGAATGACCTCCGTGAGGACCTGATGCGCCTTTCGACCATCGAGATGGCTGTTCGCGACCGTGGGGAGACGAGCAAGCGCTACGCGACCCCGCTGCTTGAGTGCCCGAGCATGCGTGGCGAGTTCAACGAGGCGGACGCGGTGTAGCATCCGCGCATGGCACTCAAAGTCGAGACGCGCGGGTTGACCACGACCGAGTCGCTCACCAGCAAGCCCACCCAGTGCTTCACCTGCAAGCAGAGGAAGACGGGGGTGTTCGACACCGATCCGAACGGTGATCCGCGCTGTCCCGACTGCCAGCCCCAGCCGAAGGTCGCAGAAGCGCCGAACGAGGCGTAGTGGCGAAGACCTTCGTCCTCGAATGCCCGATCCAGTGCTCGCTGGGCCCGAATAGCCGCCACGGGGTCCAAGTGACCCAGTGGATGCTCGACGGGCGCACGTACAAGTGGATCTGCAACGAGGTCAAGGACCTCTTCGACATCAAGTTGTATCCGGCCAACATGTCGCGGCACAAGCCGCACATCGTGGTCACGGGGAGGGACGCTGACCCGGATATCGACGCCGGATCGGCCCACAAGGCCAACAACATCGAGATTCTGGAGACGATCATCCAGAAGGGCTTCCAGAACGCCAAGAACTGGAAGCCGACGATCTCGGACACGATGAAGGCCATGGACATGTGGTTCCGGCTCACGCAGGGCAACCCGTTCGATGACCTGCTCGACACGCTCGCATCTGCGGCCATCGGCGAGAAGTTCAACGAGACGAACACCGCAGCGACCGCATCCGAGGATGAACTCGACCCAGAGGCCGAGCCAGAGCCTGAACTGGTCGAGGCGTGACCCCCGAGGCCAAGGAACTGTGGCGGCGGTGCGCCACGGACCCGGTGCTGTTCGCGAACACGTTCCTGCCCAAGAAGCCGCACCCCGGACAGGTGGACTGGCTGCGGAACTCCACCCAGCCGATCAACACCCTCGTCCCGGGCAACCGCTGGGGCAAGTCCACGATCATCGCGGAGAAGCACATCTGGAAGTGCGTCTTCAAGCACGGATTGACGCCAAGGACCCGCGAGGACTGGAAGCGCTCGGAGTACGAGACGATCTCGGTGGCGATGTCCGCCGATCAGGCGATGATCGTGTTCAAGGAGGCGAAGTCGCTCCTCAAGGACTCCCCGCTGCGGGTGTTCGTGAAGGCGATGCGCTCGACGCCCTTCCCGCACATCATCTTCGCCAACGGGGCGGTGTTCCACTGTCGGAGCGCGCACGACGACGGCAAGTACATCGACGGCCACGCCTACCGCTATCTGAGCATTGACGAGGCTGGCTGGATCAGCGCCCTCAAGAGCCTGATGACCAACGTCATCGTGATGCGGCTGGCTGGTGGCGGCGAGATCGACCTGATCGGGACGCCCAAGGGCTACAACGACCTGTACTTCTACTACGAGCGCGGGCAGCGCAAGACCCCGGGCTATTACAGCCAGCGCGGGAGCATCTACGACAACCCGTATCTGCCCAAGGACGATATCGAGATGCGCGACCGCCTCTTGGCGTCTGCGGACCCCAAGATCAGGCGGCAGGTGCTCGAAGGCGAGTTCGTGGACTTCGCGGGGCTCGCGTTCACCCGCGATCAGCGCGACAACGCGTTCGACCCCGAATTGCCGCACTGGCAGCCGTACCGGGAGGGTCACAAGTACGTGACCGCGTGGGACCTCGGGCGGCAGACCGATTTCACGGTTGGCGGCGTCTTGGACGTGACCACGAAGCCGTGGACGCTCGTTTCGTTCACGAGGCTCAACAAGGTCGCGTGGGAGGAGATTTACGCGACCATCGACCGCGTGAGCAAGGAATACCGCTGCAAGTTCGCCCGGATCGACGCCACGGGGCCTGCGGGCGACGTGATCGAGGAGGAGATGACCAAGCGGGGTATCAAGGTCGATCCGTTCAAGACGAACACGCGGGCGAGCAAGTTGGACATCATCAACGGGCTCCAGAGCGCCTTGGACGAGAACCGGCAGGTCGTGGGCGAGGTTTCGCTCATGGATGACTCGGGACACACCTCGATGCACCCCGTCCTTGAGGAACCGCAGGAAGGCGACTGGGGACTGCTCCGATTGCCCACGATCACGCAGTTGATGGACGAGATGGGCATCTACGCCATCGATGACAAGGACATCCCCTTTACTGACTCTGTCATCATGCTTGCGCTCGTCACTGATCTCGCGCGCGAGATGGAGGGGGTCTCTGCGCCGGTCATCGGTGGTATGTACTGGACACCCGAGGATGAGCGCCGAAGTGCTCGATCCACGGATGCCGAGAGGGTTGAGAAGTACCTGATGCCTATTGGGATCGGTGGCGAGATGATCGGAGGACGGCGTGGGTGACATGGACCGGAAAGAGGTCCATGACCTCTACGGCGACCTCAAGTCGGCCTACCAGACGCGAAACGGCGAATACGACGTGTCGCGCGACCGCTATCGCGGCAAGCACTGGGATGCGGCCACCAACCCGGAACCGGCGAACCGGTACTCGCTGACGGCGAACTATCTCAAGCCCATCGTGGACAAGAGCGTGCAGGCGCTGGTTGGCCGGGTTCCGGCGGTGCAGGTCATGCCGAGCGAGGTGGATGAACTCGCGAGGCGGCATGCCGAGGAACTCGAAGCGATCCTGTATGGGACGTGGTACGCCAACAACGCGGCGGACCAGTTCTTCAAGACGGCGTTCGACTCGTTCCTGCTGCGCCGTGGGCTGATCTACGTCTGGTGGGACCCGGCGGCGAAGTTGGTGAAGTTCAAGTCGTGTTCGCCCGACCACTTCTACCCCGAGTACGACGGGGACGACATCTGGCGTGCGGTGTACGTCAGCCGCCGGAATACGGACCGGCTCAAGAAGCAGTACCCCGACAAGAGCGATGACATCGTTCCCGACAGCGAGGCGGACTTCAATCCGTCCACGGTGGACGATATGGCCCGCTCGACGGCCAAGAACGTCACCACGATCATCGACGTGTTCGACATCGACGGGTATCACACCCGGGTGATGGGCAATTCCATCGAGAGCAAGCCGCTGGGCTATCCGTTCAAGTCGATCCCGTTCGTGGAGTTCCCGTGCTTCCCGCAGGGCGGGATGGCCGAGCCGCTCAACCTGATCGACCAGTTGGTTGAGTTGAACCAGTACCTCGACCAGTTGATCAGCCAGAAGGCCGACATCATTGCGCGCTACTCCAACCCGACGATCCTCGACTACCAGTCGGGCCAGACGCCGGAGGACATCCGGCGGGCGGTGGCTGCGCAGGGCGCGGTCATCCCGGTCCGCCGTGACGGCGACATCAAGTTGCTCAACTGGCAGGGCACGGTGCCCGCCATCGATGAGCAGATCACGCTGGTGCTCGACCTCCTGTTCGACCTCGCGGGCAAGCCCCGTGCGTCGTTCGGGCAGACGGTCACGAACCAGTCGGGCATCGTGACCAACCTGAGCCTCAACCCGACCCTCCAGAGCAACGAGGCGCATGAGGCCATCTGGGGGCAGGGTCTCTCGCTGCTCAACGAGTACATCCTGATGCTCTGGGAGAAGTTCATGTCCGGGGACAACATCGAGTTCTCGGGTCGCTACACGACCGAGACCGGTGCCCAGAAGGTCTACGACGTGAACATGACCGGCAAGGACATTGCTGGCTGGTACAAGAACCGGATCAAGTGGCCGAGCGCCATCCGCACCGATGATCCGGTGTACGTCCAGAACCACCTCCAGCAGTTGCAGGCCCAGCCGTTCCCGGCCCTGAGCCTGTACACCTATCTGGAGGAGATGGGCGTCGAGGATGTCGAGGCCGAGATGGACCGCATTGCGCTCCAGTTGGAGGACCCGCGCTTCCACCCGGACCGGATGACCGCTGCTGCGGGCGCGATGGGCGCGCTCCAGTCGGCACAGGTGGACACGGGCGGGATGATGAGCCCGCCGATCCCGCCGGGTCAGGATGAGGCGATGTCTGACTCGATGGCCGCTGGGGCGGTGCCCGATCAGGCGGCTCTCGCGAACGCGCCCGTCGTGCAATGACGTGGAAGACCCGCAAGGTCTGGCATCAGACCTCTGCGGCGGGCTCCGGGTACTGGGTCGAGGAGCGCTACTGGGTCGCTGATGCGCCCCGCGTGGCGATGGCCGTGCGGACGGCCGACCCGCGCAAGACCGCTGCGCAGAAGGCAGCGGAGGCTGCGCGCGACGAGCGGGCCCGGAAGCAGGCGAGGGCAGCGGCAGCGGCTGCTGCCAAGCGGCGGGTGTGGGCGCACATCGGCGAGTTGTCGAGCAAGGTGCTCAAGGACATGGGCCCGCTGACGACGAAGTCTGGTGTCGGTTCGTCCGTGCTGGCTGGAAAGACCCTGAAAAATGGGTTCTGGGTCCCTGATACCACGCTGCCGGGTCAGGCGCAGAAGCGCGCGTCTGGGACTGAGCCCGGTGGTCGTTATGCCATCAAGCCGGGCGAGAAGGACATCCGGCCGTCGGGAGGCTTCGACAACTCCTTCAACGTGATGATGGCGAAGGAGAAGGCGGCGAAGGCGAAGGCGAGTGCCTCGAAGAAGCACGCCGACAAGTTGGCCCACGTGAAGGTCATGGAAGACGTGCTGACCATGGCCCGCAAGGGGCAGACCTCGTCGCGGGGCCACAAGTTGAATGCCGACTACGTGGGTGCGGTGTGGACCGAGTACATGGCCCACGAGAAGCATGTCCGCGAGGTTTACGAGGCGCAGAGCGGTCGGCTCGACAAGTTGATGACCCACGGCAAGGACGGCAAGTGGTACTACAAGTCCGCTGCCGCGCAGGCGCAGGGCCGGAAGATCGTCAACAACTCGGAGTTCAAGTACGCCTCTGCGGAGATGGAGCGCCTGCACTTCAAGCACAAGACGAAGTCGGGCTACGAGGGCGATTTCCAGAAGATCGGTCGGCAGGTCATGAACATGGCCGAGGACCAGCGGCAGTTCACCCGGACGCAGGCGTATGAGCAGTACATGTCCGGGGCGACGGGCCCCGTGGACTACTTCAACCGCAAGGAGTCGTGGGAGAAGTACGGCAAGTGGGCGTACGACGCGTCGGCTGACGACATCAAGCCCGGTGAGACCTCGTACAAGTTCGTCAAGGACCCGAAGACCGGCAACGTCAAGCGGGTCAAGCGGACGGTCGAGGAGGAGTACGAGTACCGCAAGGGGCAGGACAAGAAGCACCAGCAGGAGCAGATCGATCTCGCGAAGGCGGAGTACGCGAAGGCCCAGAAGGAGTACGCGAACGACGCCAACATGCGGATGCAGGTGCCCAAGTCGGTGATGGGCACGGATGAGGATCATCTGCTGCTCGCGGATGCGGCGAAGTCGGTGGGTATCGATCCCAAGCGTGGGATCGCGAACAAGTTCCAGTTGGACAAGACCGTCGAGGCGGCGATGGCTGTCTGGAGCGAGCGGCACAAGGAGGACTGGGTCCACAGCAAGTTCGATGACCCGAAGAAGCGCCCGAAGTTCCTGCAGGCGTGGGACGCCGAGCAGAAGCGGCTGTACGCGATCTTCGGCAAGGAGCCGACGCCCGACTACGACAAGACGATGATCCCGTTCGCCAAGCCGCTGATGCAGGTGTTCAGCACGGCGGCGGCGCTGCCGCCGATGCTTGCCCGGCTGGAGGCGCTCTCGGGTGGGGGTTTCGCGACCGGCCCGAATTACGGTGACGGGAAGAACACCAGCAAGGTCTTTGGCGTGGAACCGACGCTGGAGCAGGCACCGCCCGAAATCCAGAAGAAGATGGACGCGATCTTTGCCGAGGCGATGCGGTCTGACAGCAAGGGGGTCAGGGCAGCGGCGTACCAGAAGCGGGGGCTGTTCTACGACGCGTGGCTCAAGACGGCTGAGGGCAAGAAGTGGTTCAACGACCAGTGGGCTGAGAACCGGCAGCGCTCCTTGGAGGAGGACTACGCCTTCGAGGAGAAACTCCGCGCTGGCGACAAGATGGGCGTGGACCCGAAGGGCCTGCTCGACCGGCTCGGCAACTGGGCGGACGCGGTCACCGAGTACGGCTCGGAGCCGTTCAGCAACCCGATGCTTTCGTTGGCGTCCGGGTTCTTCACGGACCCAACGGCGGCGTTTCCGCTGAACTTCATGAAGTGGGGCTCCCGGCTGGAGCACATCCGTGAAGTCACGGCTGGGATGAGCAAGATCAAGAAGTTCGGCGTCGGTGTGCTGGAGTTCCAGAAGGTCACCGAGGAGCAGTTGGAGGCGGGCAAGCAACTCGCTCGCCTGAAGGGCATCGCTGCTGGGTCGCCTGAAGCCAAGAAGATGACCGAGCAGTTCCTGCAGGAACTGGCTGGCATCAGCATGGGCAAGGATCGGGCGAAGAAGACCCGCAAGTTGTTCATCAAGTACGGCATCGATCCCGATGCCCGTGATGGCAAGTTGCTGCTCAACACCGCCCAGATGGCGATGGTCAAGGGGATGGCCGAGGCTGGCGGCATCGACTACCGCGATGTGGCCCGTCGGGCGCAGGAACTTGAGGGCGCGATCATCGCCGACGAGGCGAAGGCTGCGAAGGAGGCGTTGTCGCCGAGTCTGGCTGCGGCGGAGGCGAAGCAGGTCGCGACAGACGCGGCCAAGGCTGAGGCCGACAAGACGGCGCGCGAGACCCTCCATCTGCAGTACGAGACCCGGCTGGAGCCGCTGGCGGAGCGGGCGCACAACCAGCCACTGATGGTCCACGTGCCGACCGAGATCACGGTCTCACACGAGTCGCTGCGCCCGCTGTCGCGACAGGTGGACAACGTGTTCGCCGAGGTTGATCAGGTCAAGATCAGCACGGCTGCGGCTGAGGGCGGGGCGAGCCGTCCGAAGGTTGGGCAGGCGGCTGCCGATCTTGCCCAGCACATCACCGGCAACCGGGACGTGTTCCACGCGGGTGGCTATCAGTTCGCGCCCGGCGCGTACACGGACGACCTGCTCGCGTCCGATGAGTACAAGGCGGCGATCAAGGCGCTGGAGGGTACGGAGGATGAGCCGTTCGTGCTCGTTCGCGGGCACACGCCGGAGCAGATGGCGCTGCGTGCGGAGCAGGAGACGGCGATGGCGCAGGCCCGCGCCTTCCTGCATCAGGCGAGCGCGGAGTCGATTGCCGCTCGTGCGCGGGACGAGCAGTCGATTGGTCGGCAGGGCGGCTCGCTGGTCGATGGGAGGATTCCGTGGGCGACGCCCAAGAAGAAGGGCGTTCGAGCGGGGATCGCGTTTGCGATTGCTGGTGGGGCGAAGTCCAGCAAGCAGTACATCGTGCGCAACGTGGACCTGCTGGTCGGCCTCATGGGCTCGAAGACGCCGGTTGAGGAGTTGGCGAACTGGGAACTCCGGCGGGAGTTCGAGGACCTCAAGCGCGAGTTGACCTCCGCTGGCGCGCTTCGCCGGTCGCAGAAGGAGGCTGGCGAGAACGCCGTGCAGGCGGCGAAGAACGAGGCCAAGTACGTCGAGACGAAGAACAAGATCGCCGGGAAGGGCGTGTTCCGCAAGACCTCCGACCTGACCGTCGATCTGTACTCGAAGAAGGGGATCATCGTTGACGGCGGGGAGTTGGAGCACATCCGCGCCGGGATGGTGGATGGCTTCATTCCGCTGGGCGACGAGATGGTGCGCGCCTACGAGCGCAACGGCGAGTACATGAACACGGCTGCGCTGGGCGACTACTACGAGACCTTCTCGCTGCTGCCGGAGGTTCGTCTCGGAGGCGCTGGCGTCGAGACCGAGGTCATGGAGAACATCATGAAGCCCGAGTGGCGGGCGAACCTGACGATTGACGGGTTCAATCGCTGGTGGGCTTCGTCGGGCCTGTTCAACGATGGCACGAGGGCGATCAGTCCGGTCGAGTTCCGGGCGAACGGCATGCACGTGTTCGCCCTGTTCCACATGATGCTGCTCGATGCGGAGAACACGGCGGCGGAGATGTCGCGGCTGCGCAAGGCGTTCGAGCAGAAGAAGATCACGCGCGAGCGGATGATCGCTGAGGCGAGCGAGATCACGTCGCGCGAGCAGGACGCGTATGCCCGGTTGTACGAGTTCTCGGGCGAGGTCCGCAAGATGCTGGTGGAGGACCCCGACAACCCCTACGCCCTGATGTGGGAGGTGATGGAGGCGCGCTCCGGGGTGATCTGGGCTGACTCGTTCGCCGAGGTCGAGGGCGCGTTCATGCGTGGCGTGATCGAGGGCAACCCGGCGCTGCATCCGTCGCTGGCGATGGGCATGATCGCCTACGGCCCGATTGCCCGGACGCTGCCGATCTCGCATGGCTTCACGGGCCATCTGCGGAATCTCGCGACCTCGTCGCACATCTTGGTGCAGGCGTCGCCGCCCAACTGGACGGACGACAAGGTGCTCGGGGTGATGCTCGACATCGCGGGCAAGCGGATCACCCAGAAGATGCGGATGGTCAAGTCCATCCAGATCGCGCACTACATCGCCTCGCGCTACGGGAGCGTCGAGCGGCGGCGCATCTTCAAGGTCGCGACGCAGGACTATGCGATCAGTGCGGCCTATCGCTTCGCGCAGGAAGAGCCGTCGATGGCGATGTCGATGAACGAGGTGCGGCATCGCTGGATCGACGCCGGGGTGGACGAGACCCTCGCGGCCATCGAGGGGACCTCGCGTGGTGGCACCCGCGCTGACGCGGTGGCCTATCGCCAGCGCGCGTGGGACCAGATGTTCAACGGCAAGTTGCAGCCGGGCAAGATGCGTCGGGAGTACGACGACGAGTTGCGCGGCATCTTCGAGGAGATGTACTGGGCGGGGGACATCACCCACGACAACCGTGGCCTCCACACCCAGATGTTCCTCATGAAGATGGCGGACCCTGCGTTCCAGCGCGGCGACTCGTGGGTCCATTACGCCGAGTCTTACTTCGACCACATGGTGGTTGCTGGCGGCGGCGATGATGCGCGGTCGCTGATGGGCGTGATGTTCGAGTCGGAGTTGTACCGCGACGGCTGGGACGCGTTCGAGGCTGGTGGCGACCAGTTCGCTGCGGGCGGCAAGGTCGCCAAGCAGCGGGCATCGACGGCGTTCTTCCAGCGGGCTGGGATGCTCACCGAGTCGATGATCGAGCGGGCTCGTGCGCAGGGGCTTGAGCGTGGCGAGGTCTCGGCTGACTACTCGATTGAGGCGGTGGAGCGGCAGATCGCCGATGACGATCTGGCGATCACGGAGACGACGCTCACGGACAAGCAGGCGCGGATGGCGGCTGGCGAGCCCGTGAAGATGTACGACGCGGCGACCATCGACAACCTCGCGGTCAAGGCGCAGGAGGCGTCGGCCGATCTGGCTGGCGTGACGCGTGACCAGCGGCGTCTGGAGACCGGGCACACGGTGCTCGATGAGGCGTACTCCGAGTTGCGGCGGCTTGCTGAGAAGCGGACCGACGAGGAGGAGCGGGTCGCGATTGGGCGGAAGCAGGCGGCGCGGGCCCGGGAGCGTGAGCCCGAGGAGGTGCGGGTCGCTCGCTCGTTGCTGAGTGACGCGCACGAGAAGTTGGCTGGGCTGCGGAAGGGCGCTGATCTGGCGGCGCAGAACCGCCTGCAGGTCACGGCTGAGGTGTCACGGTTGCGTGACCTCAAGGCGCGGGCGAAGCGTCTTGAGTCCGGGCACTGGAAGCCGTCTGGGCAGGTCCCGAACGAGGAGGCCCCGAAGCATCTCGCTGACTCGCTCGACATCCATGACGCGTCTGATGTCAGTTCGGAGTTGCGTCGGGTTCGTGAGCAGATCGGCGATCAGGTGCAGGCGGTTCGGGACGCCCGCGCCGACTTGGACGCTGCGCTGGAGAAGCGGCGGCAGTTGCCGCAGGCGGAGCAGGCGGTCAAGGACGCGGAGGCTGCGGTCGATGCCGCGCTGATCGACACCGCCAAGTACACGTCGCTTGAGAAGGCCCAGTTGGCGGTCGAGGAACTCAAGGAGATCGACAAGGCCCGGACGGAGGGCGTGTTCGCCGTTGGTCGGGCGAAGCGCGCTGTCGCTGCGGCCGAGGAGGCGTTGGCGCAGTTGATGGGTGCGCCGTATGCGTCGTCTGCGGAGCGGCTCGCCGGGGAGAACGCGCTCCGCGATGCGAAGTTGGCGCTGGGCAAGGCGCAGGCGGAGTTGGCCCAGTTCCCGTCCGCTGGCGAGTTCTTCGACCGGACGAAGGCGGCGACGGCGCGGCTGGCTGCCGAGGAGTCCGAGGCGGCGCGCTATCTCGACGTGATGAAGGACCCGGACTCGCTCAAGGAGGCTCGTGCTGCGCACGAGGCCGCGAAGGAGCGGGTTCGTGTGCTGGAGAAGCGGGCCGCGTGGGAGCGGAGGGTCGATGAGCGCCTGCAGATCGCGCGCGACGCGCTGGATCACCTGACTGGCGTCGGCAAGGAGCCCGAGTTCGTGCCTGATGGGGCGCGGCGGTTCGGGGAGGGCACGGCGAGTGAGGTCGCGGCGGCGCGGAAGCGGGTCGCGAACCTTGAGGCGATGGCGGAGCGGGCGCTCACCGATGAGCGGTCGGCGGGCCGCGTGCTGCGGACGGCGACGGCGAAGCCGTCCGGGGCGCGGATGAAGAACTACTTCATGGAGTTCCGGGGCATCCGGTCGGGTCGCGCGAAGTTGTCCGATGACGGCTCGAAGGTGATCTGGGCGAAGAAGGGCGAGACGTTCGGTGCGCCCGACGATGTCGGCGAGGCGCTTGAGGCGTATCTCCACTCGGACGCGTTGCCCGAGGATGCCCGCGTCTGGATGAACATCGCGCTGCGCAATCAGGAGGTGCGCAAGCGCCTGAACTCGCTGATGTTCTCCCTGATGCAGCGCACTCGCGACATCAACAGTGTCAGCGAGGAAGTCGGCGCGCAGATGATGGAGATCGTGGCTGTCGTCAAGGGCGGGGAGGGCGGCGATGCGTGGCTGAAGCAGTGGGCCGAGACGTACTACGACGACCTGATGCAGACCCGGCTGATCGACTACCTCGTCCACGAGGACTGGTTCACGATGCGGCGCGCGGCGGACCTTCGGGAGGCCAGCCGCCTTGCGCCGTTGCGCCGGGAGATGGTCAGGGTCGGCGAGGAGGTCAAGGCGCTCAAGGGCTCGATCCTGTCCGCGTTGCCGACGAAGGTGGCGGAGGAGTTCGAGCAGGCGTTCAAGGACGCGGTGGCGAAGGCGCACGCGCGGAACATGGAGCCCCCGAAGAAGGTGTTCCCGAAGGAACTCCGTGAGCGGATGAAGGCGGGCGAGTTCGGGCGCGAGGTCAAGAAGATGGAGGCCGCGCTCACGGAGCGCGAGCGCGAGGCGAAGCGGCTCGACGTGGCGCATCGGGAGGAGATTCTCGACAAGGCGTCGCGCGAGGCGGGCGTGTCCCCGATGGCCGCGTATCAGGACGAGGTCCGCGACAAGGTGCGGAAACTCGAAGCGAAGTTGAAGGAACTCACGACGGCGCAGAACAAGGCGCGCTTTGCGGGCGCTGACCCGAATGCTGCCGAGAACTTGCTCGCTGGTGCCCGGGCGAAGTTGACCTCGCAGTTGACGGCGGAGGGGCGTGCGCGGCGGGCGTCGATCCGCAAGACGGTGAACGATCTCGTGCTGGCGAAGGAGGAACTGCAGGACGTTGAGTCTGACGTTGCCTACCTGATGGGCAGGCGCGAGGAGGGTGAGCGGTATATCTACGGGCCGAAGTTGGCCGAGTTGGACATGAACAAGATCGACGGTGCGCTGCCGCACAAGCCGTCACCCGATGAGTTGAGCCCGCAGCGGGTGGGCGTGTCGCACAAGGCCCTCGAAATCCTGCAGCAGATGTCGGAGGACGACTGGCTGGCCCGGGAACTGGAGAAGGTCCGCCATCAGATCACGGTTGCGCCTCGCGGCAAGGGCAGCAACCGGCAGGCGCTGGTTGCCCGACGCCGGATGATCCAGCGGGTCCAGAAGGTGATCGAGGTCGAGAAGTCGGCCAAGCCCGGGACGTACGTCACGCCGCGCAACCGGGCGTCGTACATCTCGACAGCCAAGTCGGTGCTGGGCGCGAGGGCGAAGGCGTCGTATGCGGCGAAGCGCATCGCGCCGTTCGTGTTCAGCGTGGCTGGTGCGGAGACGGAGCAGGGCCGGGCGCTGAACGTGATGCTGCGCCGGGCGAAGGTCAATCGCGGGAATGGCAGCCGGGTGCGTCGGGTTGGCGACGTGAGCGCGACCTACGTCAGCCACGGGGTGGCGATTGAGGATCACTTCGGCGTGTCGCTCACGACGGACCTGCTCAAGGACAGCGGCTTTCCCGAGGACCTGCTGGCGGACCTGACGGCCACCGAGTTCATCGTGAACCTCGATGAGTTCAGTCGGTCGCTCAAGAACCCGGAGTTCCGTCGCTTCGTGGGCAGGTTCGTGCGGCGGATGGACGAGTCGCTCAAGGAGATCACGGGGGACAAGACCTACACCATCGAGCAGTGGATGGAGGATCGGCTGCTCCAGCGGAGTGATCACTTCGACTCCCGCCTGTTCGAGAAGATCGATGGCGAGATTTCCGATGCGAAGTCGCGGGTGTTGTCGGGTGGCAAGAAGCGGACGCGCAGGACGGACCTCGTGCGGGGGGCTGGTCCTGAGCCCGGGCCTGTCGGTGACCCGCTGTTCGAGATGGTGGACAGCGATCTGGCTGCCGTGGTCGCCAAGGCCAAGGCGGCGGCGAAGTACGGCGTGGACGTGCACTCCTACAACGAGGCACGGAAGGTGCTTCGCCGGGCGTACCTGATGAAGAAGTACGCGGCGGAGTTCTCGCACAAGGCGGATGCGGCGGCGCTGGCGATCCTCCATGGCGAGGGGCTGATGCCCAACGACAAGAAGTGGTCCACGCGGTATTCGGAGGAGTACGAGAAGGCGTTCCACGCGCTGCGTGATGAGGCGGCTGGTGAGGAGGCCGTCAAGATGCTGGAGCAGTTGGCGCAGGACGAGATGATGGGCGCGCCGCTGCGCGAACTGATCGAGGAGTTCGAGCGCCGCTACGGGGTGGACAAGGAGGTCAAGGGCTTCGAGCCCGCGCCGATCAGCGAGTACCAGCGGCGGACGCTGGAGGAGGCGGTCAAGACGCATCTCGGCGTGACCGATCTCGATGACGTGGCGCAGATGGCTGAGGGCCTTGGGCGGCACGGGCAGAAGCCGCCGATGGAGAACCGCGAGGCCATGAAGAAGTGGCTCGTGCAGTACGGCTTCTGGAGTCCCCGGACGGCTGCGGACATCGAGAGCGGCAAGAAGTCGTGGAACATCTTCGAGGAGACCCGGTTCTACAAGGACAACTGGGGCGTCGCGCCGAAGTGGGCTGACAGCGATCTCATCGAGGAGGGCGGTCTCTACCACGAGATGCTCCACGACGAGGAACTCCGGGCGGAGACGAACCTTGAGTGGGGCCTGTTCGACAGGAACATGCTGGCTCGCTTCCACTCGGCGACGATGTCGCAGGCCGAGCGCGTGCGGTTCCTCGTGGAGGGCAGCGCCAAGTACGGGGTGAAGGCGAAGCGGGACGTGCCGCTGGAGCGCCGGTTCGTCATGGAGCGGTACGGGCGGCTCGCGGTCGATGACGGCGGGAACCTGATCGCGTTCCCGAACCTGATGACGCCCGAGGAACTCAAGACGTACATGCTGGCCCGCACCGCGAAGGGGCTGGCGGTGCCGTCCGGTGTCTTCCAGACGCCGGAGGAGATGGACATCTTCCACCAGTTGCTCGCGAAGCACATGGGGAAGTACATCGATGAGATGGTCATGCTGGGGCGGACCGTGGAGTACGAGGACGTGCTCACGGTGTCTGCCCGGATCGTGACCGACATGCTCGACAACCCGCTGTGGATGGAGCGCAACCGCGACTACATCGGGAAGTTCATCCGGGGTCAGGCGGCGCTGCGGCGGTCGTTCATCTTCACCCAGTTGGCGTTCATGACGACCAACGTGCTCGACAGCGGGATCAAGGCGGCGTGGGCCCGGTTCAAGTTGCGCTCGTTCATGAACGGCAAGGTCTACGAGCACGCGATGGACTACACCCTGCAGGACTACGGGATGAAGCCCCACGGGGCCCTGCTGCGTGACGAGGAGATCGTCGGCACCCACCGGATCATGGCCTCGCGCAAGATGCCGATGAAGTACCGCCTGTACAACGGCAAGGTCATCGAGGAGACCAAGGACCAGATGCGGCTGCGCAAGGCGCTGGCCGTGGCGCAGGGCATCGGCGAGATGCCGCTCCAGATGTCCGGGGCCGCTGAGGACTTCATGAAGATCAGGCTCGCCCGGGAGATGTACGGCGGGACCTACGAGTTGGGCTTGGCGAAGTTGGGCGATGAGGCGCTGGCTGACGCGTGGGCGCGGAAGTTCATCGGCGAGACGATCGGCAAGATGTGGCCGTCGTCTGGCAACGGGCCCTACGAGCAGTTGTTCAACCAGATCAGCCCGTTCTTCTCGTATCAGGCCAAGAACCGGTTGATCTTCATGAACGAGATGATCAACCACCCGTACCTGTTCAACTTCTTCAACCGGATCGGCGACATCATGCAGTTGCACAACGAGCAGCAGCATCCGGGGCAGGGTGAACTCGATCCCAGCGAGGCGCGCCTGTTCGAGTTGCCGTGGGCCCCGGGCGTGTTCATCGACATCGGTGCGTGGTCGGACATGCAGCGCGGGATCAAGACGCTGTACGACCTGACCGATGAGAAGACCGCGCCGTCGGCGCTCAAGTTGGGCAGCCAGTTCGTGCGGCTCGTTGGTGCCGGTGACCAGAACATGGCGCTGGGCATCCTGAACGCGTTCCACATCGGCTTCCGCAAGGAGTGGCAGCAGCAGGAGGACGGGACGTGGACGCAGATCGAGGTCCCGTGGGAGGCTCCATGGGGCGGCGAGGCCAACTGGATGAACGCGTTCTGGCCCATCGAGGCGGCGTCGAAGTGGGCCAAGGCGGTTGAGGGGAAGATGACGGTGTCGGCGGTGACGCTGGCGGCGTACCAGACGATGTTCTTCGGTGGCGTGAAGCAGCACGACCGTGCTGCCGGGATGAACTCGTTCTATTGGGCGCTCAAGGACACCGACCCCGTGGCCGCGAACGAGTGGCTCAACACGACGCCTGATGGGTTCGCGCTGCGGATGTCGTGGCTGGACAAGACGCCGGGGAAGACCTACGAGTGGTACACGCCCGAGACCATCAAGCGGCTCATCTCGCCACCGGAGGCGGCTGACACCAACGAGTGGTTCCACAGCAAGGATGAGTTGTTCCAGACCAGCGTGAAGGTGGCGCTGGACGAGTTGGACAAGATCAAGCACAAGTGGAACAACATCCTGTGGGAACTCACGCCGGGCACGGCTGAGTTCGCCCGGGCGAAGTTGGACGCCGCCAACGAGCGGTTCCGCTTCACGGCGGCGCACCCCGAGTTGTACGAGTTCTACGCGTTCAGCGCGACGCCCGAGGAGTGGGCGCAGCAGTACGACGACTGGACGACCGACGACATGGTCGATACGTACTTCAACATCGAGCAGCCTGACAAGGCGAAGTACAAGACCGATGCCGCGTACCAGAAGGCGATGGACGCGTGGCGGGACCAGCGGCGTCAGTTCCTCAAGGATCACCCGAAGGTCGAGGAGCGGGTCGGTAGTGCGCGCACGTCGGTCGAGGCGATCTGGAAGGACACGGAGCAGCACTGGTTCGATGTGCTGGATCGGGTCGGTCGTCGGAACGTGGCGCTGGAGGCGGCTCGCCAGTCGAATGACTTCAAGTTGTCCGACCAGTTGTGGCTCGCCAACGAGACCGACTACAAGCAGTTGGACATCCACGAGGTGGTGTCCTACTTCAACCCGGAGACGGACTACCAGCCGCTGCTCCAGAGCGCGAACTACAAGGACCGGCAGGGGCCGCTCCAGTTCAGGAAGGGGCCGTTCGGGCAGACGTTGCTGCCCAAGGTGCGCATCCTGCCGTCATTCGATGAGTGGCGCTACGACCGTGCGAACGAGGCCGACAAGGCGAAGATGCGCCGCGACCGCCGGTACGGCGAGGGGATGAAGACCGTCATCGACAAGGCGAAGGCGTCGGGCAACTTCGGGCGGACCTTCGTGGACTCGATGAAGGGCGATAAGTGGTTGCTGGACGAGTACTTCCGGCGCAACCCCGGGAAGCGCGAGAAGTGGGCCGCGTCCGACGAGTACTTCCGGCAGATCAGTAAGTACGGCCTGCTGGCGAAGGCGGGCAAGTTCAGCGAGGCCGGTGCCTACTTCGACTCGCTGCCCAAGTGGGTGCAGGACCGCTACTACAACGCGCACCCGGAGCGTCGGCAGAGTCGCGCCGACCGGCAGCAGACGCTCCAGTACATCGGGCTGATGAAGCGCTGGACCAACTACTACAAGCACCGCGACTACGCGGGTGGCGCGGCCTTCTTCGAGAAGTTGCCCAAGTGGGCGAAGGATCGCTACTACCAGAAGCATCCCGATGGCTTCGGGCGCGGGACGAAGAAGTCCTCGCCGTACTCGCGCGCGATGGGCAAGTGGGTGAAGTTGCTCGACGCTGGCGACAAGGAGGGGGCGAAGAAGTGGTTCGACTCGATGCCCGCCGCCTATCGCGAGCGGTACTACAAGGGGCACCCGGAGGCCCGGCTTCGCGATGACGTGAAGCGCAGCGGCCAGTTGGGCGAGTACTTCGCGGCGAACGATGCGGCTCGTGCGCAGTACCTCAAGGACAACCCGGAGTTCGCCCGGTGGCTGCACAAGCAGGGCGACAAGGAGCAGACCCGGAAGATGCTGATCACGGCGGCGTATCAGGCGCTGCCCGCTGACAACCAGTGGCTCAAGCGGATGTTCCGCGAGAAGTACCCGGAGGTCTTCTCGCAGGAGGCGAAGGGCGCTGGGTCGCTCAAGAAGACGTACCGCTTCCTTGCGGAGCACCCGGAGATGCAGCCTGCCTTTGAGCGTTGGCTTGAGGGCGTGATGGCCTCGTTCGCGGAGGAGCAGAAGCATCACCTCGCCCGTCCGAAGCCCGTGGTGAGCGATCACTCGCGGGTGGCGCAGCACGGGACGCGGCCTCGCCGGATGACGCCGGGGCAGAGCGCGGCGTGGGTGCGGCTGCACCAGACTTCGTGAGCAGATTGCTGCGTGGTAGTGTTCGCTCGAAGGAACCTCGGGGTGAGGTTCAGCAAGCGTGGTGTCCCGTCAGGGGCTCGGGTCCGCGTCGGCTCCTCTGGAGCGATGGCGACTCGCATGTCGTGAGGGTGATCAGTGACGTTTCGTCTGGACGATGACCTTGAGGGTGAGGACAGCGGCGACGACCTGAATGCGGATTCCGATCTCGAAGGAGACGAGTCTGGCGCAGGGAAGGACCCGAAGTCTGCCGACAAGCGCATCAGCGAGATGCAGAGCGAACGAGACCGTGAGACTGCTCGGGCCAACAAGGCCGAGAAGGAGTTGAAGCGGGTTCTGGCTCGGCAGGGTGCTGATAGTGGGGCCGGTGCTCCTCCCGCATCCAGCGGTGGAGACGTGGCGAACGATGCAGTTCTCGACATGGCTCGGATGTTTGCTTTCCAGCAGCACCCGAAACTTGCCGAGTACGGTCTTTCGGCAGCCGACCTCGACGGCTCATCTCCCGCTGAGATCGCGGAGGGTGCCGTTTCGTTGGTTGCTCGGTTCGAGAAGATCGAGACGCAGGCGCGCAACAAGGTGCTGGCTGAGACCGGGCATGCCCCGGAGATCGAAGGCCAGTCCCCTCCGGCGACGAAGCGCGACTACTCGAAGATGAGCAAGGAAGACTTCGACAAGGTGGTTGCGAAGGCGCTGGCGACACCCGCGCAGACGTAGCCTCCTGAAAGGGAACTACCGTGCCCGGTCTCCAGACCACGCTCTCGGCGGGTCTTGCCCCGGAGATGAAGACCTTCTATGACCGCGTGCTCCTTGAGCGCGCACTGCCGGTGCTCCTGCACTCGCAGTTCGGTCAGACGAAGACCATCCCCAGCAACGCAGGCAAGATCATCGAGTTCCGCCGCTTCGCGGCGCTCGCCACGGCGACCACGCCACTGACCGAGGGTCAGCCCCCGACGCTCAAGGACCTGACGGTCACCGCGATCACGGCCACCATCGCCCAGTACGGCGACGCGGTCGGGTTCTCGGACCTCGTCGCCACCACGACCATCGATCCGATCCTGACCGAGACCTCTGCCCTGCTGGGCGAGGAGGCGGGCCAGACCATCGATGAGATTTACCGGGACATCCTTGTCACCGGTACGACCGTCGCGTACACGGCGGGTTCCACCCGGGTCGGCCTCGCTGCCGGCAACGTGATCACGGTGCTCGACATCCGCAAGGCCGTCCGCACGCTCGTGACCAACCGCGCGAAGAAGATCAATGGCTACTATCAGGCCATCATCCATCCGCGCGTCGCGTTCGACATCCAGTCCACGGCGGAGTGGGTGACGGCCAACCAGTACGCGCAGACCAACCGCCAGTTCGACGGCTCGCTCGGCGAACTGTACGGCGTGAAGTTCTGGGTCTCCGACAAGGCCAAGGTCTTCACGGGCGCGGGCGCTGGCGGCATCGACGTGTACGCGTCGCTGTTCTTCGGGCAGAACGCCTACGGCGTGATCCAGTTGGACCAGCACAGCCTGCAGTCGTACTTCAAGCCGAAGGGCTCGGCTGGTACGGCGGACCCCATCGATCAGCAGCAGACGATGGGCTGGAAGGTCTCGACCTCCCTCAAGATTCTCAACGAGGCATACATGCTTCGGCTGGAGTCTTCGGTCTCGTAGCCCATAGGGGCGGCGTGCTGGGTGCGCCGCCCCGTCCACTCGGAGGTCAAGATGGCGGTCATTGCGGAGCCGGTGAACGATGCTGCGGTTGAGCAGCAGGAACTGCAGCGGATGCGCGACTACTTCGCCGGGCAGCCGAAGGTCAGCATCAAGTGCCGTGAGGACGAGCGCGTCCAGATCAACGGCTATGTCTTCATCATCAAGGGCGGCGAGCGGGTCGATGTCCCCAAGGACGTGGCAGACATCCTCGAAGAGTCCGGGCGCATCTAGGTGTCCAGCGCGCAGGAGATGATCGATGACCTGCGAGATCGTCTGAACGATCAGGGCGACACGCAGGTCCCGTTTCCGACCAAGGTCCGCTTCCTCAATCGTGGGCAGGCGGCGATGTACCCGCGCATCTTCCGCATGGTGCGTGACACGACGCTCGTGCTGACCAGCGGTCAGTTCGAGTACACGTTTCCGGCGGGGGTTGGCACCGGCAAGGTGCTGACGATGGAGGTCGAGAGCACGCCCTCGTCCTCGCGCTACACGTCGCTCGGTCGGTACGACATCATCCCCTCGCTCGATGCTCCGACGCTCGTGCTGCTGGATCAGGAACTCCCGGCAGCGGCGGGCTCGTCCATGCGCATCACGACGGCGGATCGGCTCAAGCCGTTCGTTGCCGCTGACTACGCGGCGTCGGCTTCGCAGTTGTACACGGGCCCTGCTGGCACGGAGGAACTCCCGGTCCTCTACGCCATGGGCCTCGCGACCGCCCGGGCACTGGATGACCGCATGGACTACACCCGGTACTCGGCGACGCAGGTGAACAACACCGTCGATCCCAACGACATCATGCAGGTGTCCCAGTTCTGGTTTGCCCAGTTCGAGTTGCTCCTCGACCGGCTGCAGATGCCCTATCCGGTCTCCCGCAACTAGGAGGTCCCGATGCCCGGAGTCGGGACCACCCATCACATCAAGTTGGGCAGCGAGTATCTGATCGTCCGCCCCAACACGTACCAGAAGTCCCCTGCTCCGACGTTCGGTGCCCGGATCAGCACTGGCGACCCCGACTACAACAACCTCTCGATCTGGCAGCACTGGGTGCAGAAGTGCTGGGTCGGCGGCATGGGTGCCGACGAGTGGGTCGATGACGCGATGTACAAGGACGCGGTCGGCCTCGACACCACGCAGCACGAGGTCTCCCGGCTCGCGCGCCATCTGGTTCGGACGAGCAGTGCGGGGACTGGTGGTGCCAACTGGGACCGGGTCAAGGGTGGCCGGTTCATCGTCTGGAAGAACTACCTGTTCTGTCTGGTCATGCGCGACTCGACGGCCACGTCTGGTGACGACTCGCTGCTGTACCGGTACGACGCAGCGGGCAACTCGTGGACGAGCGTGTATCTGCCGGGCAACTCGTTCTACGCGCGAGCGATCACGACGTTCGACGGCAAGTTGATGATCGCGGGGACGCAGACTTCGACCGGCTCCAACGCTGCGGCGCTGTACTGGTATGCCGGGATCAACCCGAACTCCTCGGGCGACTGGACGAAGGTGGCGAATCCTGCGGGCCTGACCTCGGCGGCGCAGGTGATCACCGCCATGCGGGTCTACAACTCGAAGTTGTACGTCTGCTACAACACGCACGTCTGGCGGATGAAGGACACCTTCGACAAGTCAGGGGCGACCGCTGCCGACATCTGGGACGGCAACACGGAGTTCTACAAGGTCAACGCGAACTCCGGGTCGAACGCCATCGTGGTCATGGAGACCCATCTGGGCTTCCTGTACATGCTTTCGTCCAACGGGCACCTGCACCGCACGGACGGCAACAACACCTTCGACATCTGGTCGTGGGACGGGCAGACCTACGGGGTGTCGCTGCGTTCCTACGACGGCAAGTTGTTCGTCGGCACGTACGAGTACACGGACACTGCTGACATCGGTTATGGGGTTCTTTACCAGTTTACTGGCGCGGCTGTTACCGAACTCAAACGGTGGGGAGTGACCGGGCGGGCGACCACTATCGGGCAGATGGTGGTGTACGGACGGCGGCTCTACTACGGCGCGGCTGGTCTGTTCGGTGTCCGGGGCGGGTTCGGGATCGCGTGCTACGACTCGGTTGAGGACGGTCACTCGATCTACTCGATCAACGACAGCCCGACGTATGGCGACACGGACGGCAAGGGCACGTCGTGGATCGTGGACGACGTGTTCGTGTTCGGCGGGAAGATGTTCTGCTTCGTGCGCGGGCACGGAGTCTTCTACTCGGAGGACTCGTTCAAGGACATCGATAACGGGCGGGCCCAGTTCACGACCTCCACGCTGGGAGGGGTCCTGACCTCGTCCATGTACGATGGCGGGACGCCCGGGCTGGAGAAGTTGTGGAGGCGCATCACGGTGTGGTGCGACCTGCCCGTGGCTACGACCATGACAGTGGCGTATTCCACCGACGGTGGGTTCTCGTGGGTTCCATCCGCCGCCGTTGCTGGTCCGTCGCCCGCAGGCGGTCAGCACAACTTCTACCTCAACAACGTGCGGAGCACGCGGTTCCAGTACCGCATCACCCTCAAGTCCACGGACGAGCGGTACAGCCCCGCCCTGCGGGCGATCAGCGTGTCCTACCTGCCGCAGCCTGAGCCCAACTGGTCGTGGTCGTTCGTGGTCCCGGTGGCCGACACGTGGGAACTGCTTGACGGGACGGACGAGGACAAGAACACCAACGCGCTGCTGGACTATCTCGAAGGGCTGTTCCGCAGCCAGCAGTTGGTGACGTTCACCGACATCGACGGCAAGGTGTGGTCGGCTGACGGTCGGCCCGGGGCGCTGGTGTACGACATGAACATCGTCCATTACGACGTGGAGAACCCGCGCGAGGCTGACGTGCGGATCACGTTGCTGGAGACGGTGGAGCAGTACTAGATGCCCAACACCTACCTCCGCAGGCCCGAGGATCGGAAGCCCAAGGAGAAGGGCTGGGACCAGCGGGTCTTCGTCCCGCGCTGGATTGACCCGTTCCCGACGATCCAAGGCTCGTCCATCGAGAAGATGGTCATGGCCGAGTTGGTGCGGCGGGGCATCTACTTCGAGCACACGCCGCAGCGCAACTCGCTGGGTGGGTTCGTGGACCCGACGTGGGAGCCTGACTTCCTGCTGCCGCAGTACCACATCTGGATCGAAATCCAAGGTGCCTACTTCCATACGCTGCCCGGTGCAGTCGAGCGCGACAGCCTGCGCTTTGCCATCATCGAGGCGGCTGGCTGGAAGCCCGTCTACTTCTGGGAAGATGACATCCGCACCCGTCTGCACGACATCATGAACTCGGTGCCTGAGTTGTATCGCCCGGACAAGGTGATGAACTCGAAGGACACGTTCCGTCGCACGCCGGGCCTTCCGTTCTGGGAGGGTGGCCTTGCCGACAACTACGTGTGGAACCCGAAGTCGAACCAGTACGATCCCGTGAAGAAGACCGGAGGGGACCTGCCGGGCACGGGCCTTGACCACCTCAAGGGGTTGCGCAAGGCACTGTCGTTGCGGGCTCGCCCGCCGCAGAACCTCAAGATGAAGCGGCGCAAGAAGCGGAGGCCGAAGTAGTGGTCCGCAAGCGGCATGGTGGTGGTGCGGTCATCCGTGACACGCACAACACCACGCCCGTGGACTTCGGTCAGACCCTCTACTCGTCCGAGGCGGACATCGAGGGGCCGGGTGGCGTCCATCCCGGTGGGCCCGAGGAGGGCGGCAACCCGACGTTCACGGGGCCACTGCCGCCGGAGAACCCTGATCCGGGCGTGATCTGGATCGATGACAGCGCGGTGCCGTTCATCTCGTACATGTGGGACGGCACGGAGTGGGTGCCCATCGCTGGCGTGCCCGCTGGGACGACCATCCTCAACGGGCACGGTGCGCCTGATGCCGGGCAGGGCAAGGGCGGCGACTACTACCTCGACGTGGACACCAACACCATGTACGGCCCGAAGAACGAGGGCGGCAGCCCCGTGTGGCCGGTGGCGCTGGCACCCGGGTCGGGGGCACCCGGACCGCCCGGAGCGGACGGGGCCACGCTCTACACGTGGACCAAGTACGCCGACGATGCGGCTGGCTCAGGGATGTCCGACTCGCCGACCGGCAAGGTCTGGATCGGCTTGGCGTTCAACAAGCCTGTGCCGACGGAGTCCACGGTCGCGGCTGACTACGCGTGGTCGAAGATCGTCGGTGATCAGGGTGCGCCGGGGTCTGCCGGGACGCCGGGAACGCCGGGTGTGCCGGGCGAGCCCGGGGCCACGCTGTACACGTGGATCAAGTACGCCATCAACGCGGCGGGCGGTGGCATCACCGACGACCCGACGGGGATGACCTACATCGGCTTCGCCTACAACAAGACGACGCCGACGGAGTCCACGACGCCTTCGGACTACTCGTGGTCGCTGATCCTCGGTCCTCCCGGGCCGACGGGACCGCAGGGGCCGACTGGCCCGACGGGGCCACAGGGGACGACCGGGGCGGTGGGTCCGCCGGGACCCAACGGCGAGACGCTGTACACGTGGGTCAAGTACGCCAACGACGCCGCTGGTGGCGGGATGTCGGACTCGCCCACGAACAAGTTGTACATGGGTCTGGCGTACAACAAGCCGTCGCCTGTCGAGAGCAACACGCCCACCGACTACGAGTGGTCGCTGATCAAGGGAGCAGACGGGGCACCCGGTAGTGCTGGCACGCCCGGTGCGCCGGGTGCCTCGCTCTTCACGTGGGTGAAGTACGCGACCACGGCTGCTGGCGCTGGCCTGTCGGACGACCCGACGGGCATGGCCTACATCGGCCTCGCGTACAACAAGACCACGGCGGTCGAGTCCACGGTGGCCTCGGACTACTCGTGGTCGCTGATACTTGGGCCGCAGGGGCCGACCGGTGGGACGGGACCGCAGGGACCGCAGGGTCCGCAGGGGACCACGGGCGCGGTGGGCCCGCCCGGCGCGGATGGCACGACGCTCTACACGTGGACGAAGTACGCGGACAACGCGGCTGGTGGTGGCATCAGCGACTCGCCCACGGGCAAGGTCTACATCGGTCTCGCCTTCAACAAGACCACGCCTGTCGAGAGCATCGTCCCGACCGACTACGCGTGGTCGCTGATCAAGGGCGCGGACGGTGCGCCGGGCTCTGCCGGGTCCACGGGGCCTGCTGGCCCGACGCTCTACACGTGGATCAAGTACGCCACGTCGTCTGCGGGCGCTGGCCTGTCTGACGACCCGGCTGGCAAGACGTACATCGGCTTCGCCTACAACAAGACGACGGCCATCGAGTCCACGCTCCCCGGGGACTACGACTGGTCGCTCATTCAGGGACCGACGGGGCCGACTGGTCCGCAGGGGCCGACGGGTGCGACCGGGCCGACGGGACCTGCCGGTGCGCTGGACGTGATCGCCCCGCCCGTGTGCGTGATCAAGACGCTGGTGCCTATCGAGGCCACCCAGCAGGAGGACGGCACCGTCGTCGCCATGCTCAAGGGCGAGGTCGGGTACGCCGTCCCGCCGTCGGGGCTCGAAGACCTGAACATGGTCATCGTCCAGTCCACGCGCTACGTGCGCTCGGATGGGACGGGCCTGCCCGACTGGTCCCTGTCCACCCAGTGGAACGTGGTGTCGGAGGACAACACGGGGACGCTGAACACGGAGGTCGTCCAGCCCAACGTGCTGGCTGGCGAGACCTACTACTGGCGCGCCACGGTCGTGGACATCGCCGGGAACATCCAGCAGACGTGGTCGCCCGAGGTCTCGGCGCAGGCTGCGGCTGATCTGGTGGCCCCGCCGCGTGTCGGTGGCGTGGTGATCGTGCCCGGCATGAACACGGTGGGCGTGCGCTGGGACCCGGTGGCTGCTCCCGACTTCGATCACACGGAGGTCCAGATCAGGACCTCGCCTTCGGGCAACTGGGTGAGCGTGCTGACTGGTGGCACCGTGGTGGTGCTGACCGGTCTCGTCAACGGCCAGTTGTACGACCTGCGGCTGCGGTCGGTGGACACGTCGGACAACACGATGAACGCCGATGGCACGGCTGCCAAGGTGACGGAGCCCGAGATGGGCTGGGTCGATCACGTGAGCGACGACCCGACGAAGGCGCTGCTGCAGGCGACGCCGACGCAGTTGCCGGGCAGCGCCCTCGCGTGGGACAGCGCGATCATTGGCTCGGTGTTCGCTGGGAAGTTGAGCGCGGACTGGATCACGACCGGCACGCTTGGCGTGGGCAAGGCCGGGACCTCGGCGAAGATCGAGGTCTTCGACGCCAACGGCAAGGTCATGGGCCGGTGGGATCAGAACGGCATCGTGATCCTCGACCCGGACGCGGTGACTGGGGCCTCGCGCTACCAGATGAAGATCAACGATGCCTCGCTGATCATCACCGATCTGCAGAACCCTGCGGTGCCCATCGACACCGTGCGGATCACGCCGCTGGGCATCGATGCGGCAGCCGTCACCTTCGGGCTGGCTCGTGGTGGGCACAACCTCGTGCCCAACTCCTCGTTCGAGTTGGGTGCGTTCCAGACCGCGATCCCGACCACCGTGGTGTCCACGTGGGACACGGCGACGGAGTGGAACGCGGCTGGTTCCCGTCAGGGCACTGACGTGAACGTGACGACCGGCAACTCGTTGACCATGACGGCCATCTGATGCCCAGCGTTACAGTCTCTGTTGACGAGGATGTCGCCACCCGGCAGTCGCCTGCCTACGCGGCTGGCCTCGGCGACCACCTGCCCGTTGGCTACTGGTCGGGCGCGAGGTATCGCTCGGCTATCCGGTTCGACAAGCCTGCGGGCTGGACGGCGTGGACCTCGATCACCAAGGCGACGCTGACCTTCTACACGTCTGACTTCAACCACGTCGGTCCGCGCAACTCCTCGATCTACATCCGTCGTTGCACGACGGGCAACGACTGGACGAAGGGCGCGGGCACGCAGGACTGCGAGTCGGGGTTCTCGTCGGGCAACAACACCCAGTTCGCGGACTTGGCGGCTGCGTCCACCGATCAGGTGTCCTTCTCCTCGGGTACGTCGGAGAGTTCCAAGAAGTCGATCATCGTCACGGCGCTGGTGCGGACGTACTGGGGCTGGGACAACAAGCCGATGTTCATCTTCGACCCGGTGGACACGGACGACTACGCGGAGTTCTGGTCGAACAACTCCCCGTCGAACACCTACGACCCGAAGTTGATCATTGAGTACGAGGTCGCGTCCCCGCCCTCCGCGCCGACGCTGTCGGCTCCGGTGTCGGGCGAGTTGGTCACGACGCAGACGCCGACCTTCTCGTGGGTGCACAACGCGACCCAGTCCGACCCGCAGACGAGCGCGGAGGTCACGGTCTACGCCGCTGACTCGACCACCGTGGTCGGGACGCAGACGGTGGCTGGGGCTGGCTCGTCGCTGACGTGGCCGACCAACCTGCCACGTGGCGTCGCCTACTTCTGGTCGGTTCGTACGGCGGATGTGTCCGGGTACGGTGCGCTGGCGGCGAAGAAGACGTTCACCGTCAAGGGCCCGCCGACGGTGACCATCGCTGCGACCCGGGTGATGAAGTGGAGCAATGGGCGTCCACGGCTGGAGGTGTCGTGGACCACCGACCAGCCGCAGGGCACGTACCGGGTGCAGGTGACGACGCCTGCCTTCGACTCCGGGCCGCAGAACGGTGCGCTCCAGACCTACCTGCTCGACACCGTGGACGTGCAGGACAACGTGGCAGCGAACGTCACGGTGACGGTGAGCAACACCGATGCGGCTCCCCTGACTGGCTCGGCCTCGCGGTCGTTCACTCCCCGCTACGGGCTGACCGTGCATCGGCGCGACCTCGGCACGACGCCTGTCACCTCGTGGGTGGGGGCTGAGTGGCAGGGCTCGATGCCCGTGGGCAGCGACATCCGCGTGCAGTACGGGTCGTCGCCGACCGCCGTGGCTGCCCCTGCTGCGTGGCTGGAGGACATCACGCAGGCCCCGCTCGACCGCTACGTGTTCTACCGGGTGTGGTTGATCCCGTCGGCCACCGCTGGCCCGTCGTTCGACAAGATGGTCATCACGTCCACGACGGGCGTGGTCATCCCGCTCACGATGGACAAGTGGAGCACTACCAAGGGCGCGGAGTCCGGGCTCGTTGCCCCGTGGGTGGTGTCCGACAAGGAGTACGTGTACGGCACGCGCTCCGCGAAGGCTGACATGACGACGGCGGGTGCCACGTCGTCGCTGTACTCCCAGCCGATCATCCTCAAGAAGGACCGCTCGTACGTCCTGACCGGGCTGATGAAGTCGGAGGGCAACTCGGGCGCGACGTTCCGGCTGGAGCGTGCGGATGGGACGGTGCTCGCCACCTGCGTTGACTCGCTGGGGAACCCGCTGGCGCTGACCAAGACGACGCCGTGGTTCGACGCGGCGGTCACGGTGCAGGACGTGATCCGGTATCGGGCCCCGACCTACAAGGCAGTCGGTGCCGTGCCGGAGACGGTCTACGTTGTGCTCCGCGTGACCGGCGTGACTGGGTCTGCTGCGTGGTTCGACGCCATCAAGTTGGAGGAGTCCACGGTCGCGACGCCGTGGTCGCCGGGTGCGGTGGGCGCGACCATCGCTGACGCTGGTGGTATCCAGATCGACGGCAGCAAGGGCGGCGTCTTTCGCTACAAGGGCGTGGCCGGGACGCCTCGCGGTTACGTGGAGGGTGGGCCCGCTGGGCTCGTGCTGGGCACGGATACGGAACTCACGGCACCTGCGGAGGGCGTGCTCGCGGTCGAGGGCATCCCGGTGTCGCTCGACACCCATGCCCATGCGCCCCGGGTGATCCCATCGCCCGTTCGGCGCGTGTACTACCCGGCTGGGAACTACACGTGGACGAAGCCCGCTGGCCTGTCGCACATCGAGGTTGAGGTGGTTGGCGGTGGCGGCGGGTCTGGTGGATCGGCGGCTGCACCGGCCAGTGCGGGCGCGGCGGCTGGCGGCGGCGGCGGCGGTGGCTGGGCGAAGAAGTTGTTCTTGGCGTCTGACCTGACGCAGGCGTCGTACGCCATCGTGGTGGGTGCTGGCGGTACGGGTGGGAGTGCTACGCCGACTGCGGGCGGGACCGGCGGTCCCTCGTCGTTCTCGGGGACGGGGATCACGACGGTGCAGGGGAACCCGGGGCAGTTGGGCAACTCGGGTGGCTCTACGACCACGGCCAACTCCGCTGGTGGCGGGGCGGGCGGGAGTGGGACTGGCGGGGACGTGAACGCGTACGGCGGTGACGGTGGGCGTGGTGCGGTCGTGAGCGGCACGCGTACGTATTCGGGCACTGGTGGCGGCACGGTGTTGGGCGGGATGTCCGCAGCCGCGTCTGGTGCCGCAGTGACCGGGTCGCCCTATGGTGGTGGGGCTGGTGGTGCCACGACGGGCGCGTCGGGCTCGGCTGCTGCTGGTGCCGCTGGTGCTGCTGGCGTCGTTATCGTGACGGAGTTCTACCTGTGAGCGAACGCGGCGTAGTGTGGGTCGTGCTGGCGGCGCTGCTGGTGGCGTTCTGGTGGGTGTTCGTGTGGATCGCGGTCCAGTTGGGAGGTAGGAAAGAGGTCTGATGGTGCAGGAGAAGGAACCGGAAGTGACCACAGTCGAGGATGATGATGTCGTTGAGCCACCGCCGGATGGCGATGAGCGAGAGACTGGGTCCGCCGGGCCCGGCGACGAGTAGGAGGACTGACGTGGCAAGCAAGACCGAAGAGCAGTCGATGACCGAGGCGTTCGAGAAGGGCGCTGGCACGTCGTCGTCCAAGAGCACCGCCACCACGGCGGCGGCACCCGAGGCGCAGGGCACCAAGGGCGTGACCAACGACGAGCCGAACCTCGCCCCGCAGGGCCCGGTCGGCGGCGCGACCATCTACGGGACGGACACCCCGGTCCCGCAGACGGGTGGCGTGCACCCGTCCAACCTCGGCGAGTACGGCATCGTGTCCGGGCAACTCCCCGAGGCCATCGTGGACCCGGTCCGCGAGGCCGAGGAGGAGGCTGCGAAGGCTGCCGAGACCACGCCCGAGGAGAACGCCGAGGCCGCGCACACCGAGATCGGTGAGCCGGAGGTCCACGGGACCGTCAAGACGCCGGGCAAGGACGAGGACAAGTAGCCCGTGCCCCTGCCGGAGTACCGCTACGGCAAGGTGACGGGTCTGGTGCCAGACCTGACCGTCACCTCGGAGCGGAGCGAGTCGCCCATGGTGTGCTGTGGCTACTGCAGTGCCCAGATGGCGGCTCGCACCGCGAAGGCAGGGGTGTCTGCCCTGATGACCAACGAGGCGCACGCCATCCGAAGGGCTGGAGGGCGTCCGCACAACAACGGCAACAGGGCGGGCGAGTTGATCATCGGAGCGAAGGAGGCACTCAATGTGACCCTTCGCTCCGTTGCCATCGATGACATCCCGCAGCGCCTCAAGGATGGCTTCGCTGTCGTTGCGGGCGTCCAGTACGCTGACCTCGCCGACTGGCTCAAGGTGCAGACCAACGACTTCGGTCACGCGGTCTGCCTGTTCGGCTGGCAGGCCGGGGATCAGGCAGGGTTCTTCGATCCGCTCTGGACGCAGGGCGCGCGTGGGGCGTGGACGCCGTGGTCCACGATCAAGCGGGCCCTCTGGCCCAACGGCAATCACTCGACCACCACCGTGAAGTTGGTCGCTGGAGGGACGGACGTGGGCATCTTCTTCAACCCGGCGCGCTGGAAGGCGACCAAGGACATCGCGGTCTATCTCGACTCGGCGTGCACGCAGAAGATCACCACGATCAAGGCGGGCGTCGAGTTCAGCACGCTGGGTGAGAAGGCTGCCGTGGACAGCAACGGCTGGACCTCGTCCGCCCGGGCGGTGCGTGTCATGACCGGGGGCCTGATCCCGGGCTCCGACGACAAGGCTGAGGAGGCGATCCTCTGGGCCAAGGGTGCTGACTTCCCGCCGTCGAGCATCAAGACCAGCAGCGAGTGGGACCTCTCGATCTGGTCCCTGATGGGCGACATCAACGGGCGCTACCCGGCTCCGCCGTCGCCCACCAACCCGCCGCCTGACGACGTGATCAAGGCGCGTGACGCGCTGTGGGAGGAGGCCCTGCGTGGCGGTCTCCCGTGGCCGAAGAGTGAGTAGCAGTCGGCTCAACCCGTCGGAGGCGGCGCAGTTCGCGCTGATCGCGATCTGCCTCGTGCTGATCGGGGCCATCGTGACCGAGGGCACGCTGGGCATCGCGGAGCGTGGCACCGTGCTGGCCGGGGTCATCGCGGTGCTGTTCTTCGTGGCCTACCGCCAGCGCAAGCGTGGGCCGGGTGGCGTGGACGACGGTGGCGAAGATGTCGGCACGCCGTACATCCCGGGCGAGTAGGCTCCGACGGTGGTGGCACCGTCGCAAGGGGCACAAGGTGGTCGAGACGGTGGTCCGTGACATGCAGACCCGCGACGACAAGTTCGAGTTCCTGTTCGTGAAGGGCTACCAGTGCATCACGTGCAGGGTGGAGTGGCCGTGCTGAACGTCGTCTCGATCACGCAGGCCGCCTACGACGTGCTGGTGCCCAAGGACCCGGGCACCCTGTACGTCATCACCGATGGCGCGGACCGCACGGTCCTCACTGGTGACCGCTCGCCCGGCGCTGGTGAGGGAGTGGTCGGGGACTTCTGGATCGACACGAACGCGTGGACGATCAGTGGTCCGAAGACCCAGTCGATGTGGCCTGCTGCCGTCTCCCTGCGTGGCCCGACGGGCGTCGCTGGCCCGCAGGGAGTCCAAGGGTTCAAGGGCGCGACCGGTGACACCGGGCCTGCGGGTCCTGCGGGGCAGCGGGGTCCGCAAGGTGAAGCCGGTCCGCCCGGACCCGAGGGGGACACGGGACCGCAGGGAGCCACGGGTTCCACCGGGCCCATGGGGCCGCAGGGTGGCCCGGGAGCGACCGGACCCGCTGGACCCAAGGGAGACACAGGTCTGACCGGTGCTGTCGGGCCGCA